AAAGAGTTCCCGTTATACCCGTAGCAACAAGTGTTTGTTGTTGGTTTTCACCGTCGCCAGTAGTTACAGTGCGAACGTCTTTTGCGTCAACAGGAACGTATTGCCCAGTTTTGGTATCAAGCTTTGAGTATGTACCAGTAGGATCGCCGTTTACATCAACATCAGCTCTGGCAGTAACGTCGCCTTTGATGTCGCCCATACCAATTTGATCTAGGCTTGTAACCTTAGCGTTGTTTAAGCTAGCCGCCATATCAAGCGCAATTTGCTGCTTGTTTGTAAGGGTGTCAGTACCAAGAATTTGTTTGCCGGTAGCCGCATCAAAACCAATGTTTGCGTTATCACCTGCTTTTAACGCGCCGCCACCCCAAGATTTATCTACGCCCAGCGCATCAGTTAACTGGATAATTTGGTTGGTTAGTGTGCCAAGTTGTGTTGCGTCGTATGTTGTGCCATCGTTGTATTTAACGAGGTTTGCGTTTGCAACAGCGTTGTTAATGACGTCTACTGTTGTTGGGGTTTGAGTTTGGGTTTGGGTTGTACCCGCAGTTTGGTCAGCGGTTTGGTCGGCAGTTTTGATACCTTGTGCAAGCACCCAATCTAGCGTTGCATCGTCAAGGTTGTAATGGGATTTAATGTCTGCCGCAGTTAAATTAGCATCGGCAATAATTTGGTTGGCGGTAGTGTAGTCCCCACTATCAAACGCATCTTTAACCGCCGTGTAGGGATCAGCGATTGTTTGAGTTGTATCCGCCGCTTGAGTAGTATCCGCAACTTGCGTATTGTTTGTAAGTGTAGCAATCCCAGTGGGGGGTACGGGTGTGTCCGAAGTGTCTTCTAAAACTACGTTATTACCTTGGGTAACAGCAGCTAAGTCGTTTTGCTCGGGCGCTGCATAGGTGTTGTAATAGTCAGTAACTTGGTTGGTATCAATGCTATATCGGTCGGCAATCATGTCAGCCAAACCAGTATTGGCTTCTAATCCACCAACACTTTGCACAGCGGCGGCAACTTCATCAGCGGTTGCTTCTGGATTTTGCGCAAACCAATAGTCAACTTGTTCTTGTGTTAGTGCCATTATCCGACCTTCCAATTCGTTCCGTCAGAGTAGACGGGTGTAGCAACTGCACCGCCAGCCGCAACAGTTGATCCAAACGTAGGAAGCAACGCATCTGTTACAAAAGACCGAGCACCTTTACCCGCTGTAACCGCACTGGGTAGTGTAGCCACTGTGTAGTTAGTCAATGCAGGGATAATCTCGTCTGTTTTTAGTTGGTCAAGAATTGCATCGACCCTGTTAAAGTACAGACGCAAAACGTTGTTAAGTTGGTCAGCATATTGCCGCTCATACTCTATCGGAGCCAATGGTAAGTTAGGCGAAGCAACTTGGTTAATTTCAAACTCAGAGATAACAATCATGAGTTACCCCTTCTGCCGTCTTGCTTAATGTCAATACGGGGGCTACCCAACTGCCAAGCGCAACCGAGCTGGTTAGACTCAACCTGCAAGATCATCTGACGGCCACGCACCCTGATATACACCTGACCTGTAAACTGCTCAATAACAGCAGTAGCCGTGCGCGTGATTGTGGCGCTTGAATTGCCACCCAAAGAGATGGGGTCGTTATACCCAGAGCCTGAGTTCTGCATGGGGATTAGGGTCATAGTTACATTAGGTGACGCATTGTCTGATCCTCGGAATGTAATGTCGGGCAGCATCCTCCAGACAAAGCCAAAGTGATCGCCGTCATCAATGTCAAACTCAGCAGAGCCAATAATTGCGTTAATAGCTACAGGTGTTCCGCTTACGTTGTCATCATTGCCGCTCTCATGCTCAACGATGTTATAGCTGTATGTGGCCGCTATTGGGTGGGCGCGAAGACCAGAATCAAGCCAAGCTGTACGGCCCATAGTCCCATAGGCCCATACGTCTTCTAAGTAGTTGTAAGTAACGTACAGGTCAATTACATTACTTCCGGCAGAGCAATAGAACCACCAGACTTCGTTATAGCCTTCGTTAGTCCCAGAACAAATCTGCTCGGCTTGCAATAAATTAATGTCTTGGAAAATGTACTGTTTAAGGTCACAGCGCAAAGTTTGAACACGGCCATCGTATTTGTAGAACTTTTCTACGCCCATCCAGTACACAACACCAGATGCCGCAACAGCCGCATTGGGGCCAATAATAGAAATGTTATCGCCCAATAACTGGGTGCTCCAAACGACTGGTGGCCCTTGGTATTGCAAAGAATAAAGTGCCGAGTCAGTAAACACTACGATCTCTTGGCGGGTCTGGACGGCTGTAATAATTTCAGAACCGTGCGACAGTTGGGTACTACCTGCTTGGTTGGTTGCTGCCACTGCCCAATCTACTACAGACTCTTGATCTGACCAACGAATTAGCATTGGGTTCTTTGTTGAACTGCCGTAGTCGTTAGTTCCAAACGCAAATACAAACCGACTAGCATCGGAGATAATCAAGAAGTCTTGCATCAATGGAACATCACTGGCTCCCACCAAACTAGACACTAAAACACCGCGAGTAGTTACGCCGTTTGTAGCATCCCAGTAATACAGCGCCCCACCGCGAGGGCCAAAGATTAAATCTTCACCAAAGTTTTGCTGGTTCCAAATACGCATAGCGGAAGTTGACGTACTGCCAACACCCCAAGTACCCGATCCCCAAGCACCAGCGCCCCATCCAACCAAAGGAATGGCATATTCTGGGCCAACATTGATTTGATACGCCGCCACAACAGAAGCCCCACCACCGGGGGATCCCGAAGCATCTGTAGCATTTGCTGTGGCTGTAGCTGTAAATGTGTAGCTATTAGCGTCTATTACTGAGATTTGATACTGGGCATTTAACACCGCTGCTGTGATATTTCCGCCAAGACCTACAGCACCGCTAAACGTAACAAAGTCGCCCGTAACGCCACCGTGCGCTGTGTCTGTAACAGTGATGGTGGCCGAGCCATTTGTAGCTACAAACGGGTTATTGTTAATTGTGCTGCTGGCGCGTATGGGCGTGATGTCGTAATAAGCACCGCCTTGTTCAATGTAAAACTTTAAGTTAGTGCCTACGCCTACAAGGTTTAAACCACCTAAAGTAATCCAATTCCACAAAGAACGGCAAACGCCAAGAAACGTATACGCAGAAATACGTACCCAGCCGCCAATTTTTTCAGGCGTACCCTGACGAAACCGCATCTTGTCGGAAACGTACCAACCGTTCTCGTTGGTATAGCGGGTGTTTTCTTTGTTTACACCCGGCTTCAGAGTTAGTTTTTTAAGCGGCATGGGCTACCTTTTATTTACTGGCAACGCCTTTGGTCTTCTCAAAAGAACGCATACCGGCAATGCCCAAGATGCCTGATAATATCACCCAAAGCTGGTCTGCGTCTAGTACTGGCGGAGGATCCATGCCCACCGGAACCCAGCCCATAGCTTGCAAGTATTTCCACGCCCACTGGAACAGCGGATACAGCAGAAACTGATAGCCCATAGCCGCTACGCCAATCCAACCGATGGCGGGTCGCCAGCCTGAAACAAACACACTGGATGACGCAGCTTCAATCTTGTTAACCTCAATCTGGGCTAAGTCCGTAGCTTGGTCAATACGCTTCTCTTCAAGATCAAGCTTACGCTGCTCAATCTCCATTTCCATTTTTTCTTTGTCAGTGGTAATTAGGTCGCCAGCAACTTTACCCACGGCTTCAATAATTGATCCAACGGCAAGCAAGCTCATTTCAAACCTTTCAGTGTGCGGTTTAGCCAGCCTTTGAGGAACTTAACCTGCACGGGGTTCTTGTTGCAAATCTCAACGTAGCGGGCAATCTTTGCCAAGGCGTAGGACTCTTTGAATCGTTGACCATCCGTGATCTGATTAAGTTTTTCAATGGTCTTTGCCCCGATACCACCGTCAGGGGTAGCACCTACCACAAGCTGGGCCAGCTTCACGGCCATGCCCATGCCTGCGTTTACACCAAAGTTAAAGATGGTATTAGCCACTTCTTGGTTTGAAATCTCGTTACCGCGCATCTTGTCCCAGAACTCAATTCGATAAAACTCACGCACCATAGGCGTAAGGGAGCCACCAAATTCTTTCTTATCCACAAGCGCCCAGCCGGGCCACTGAGGGTTCTTGTTACGGGCAATACCAGCGTAGGTCATGCCGCCTGTGTCGCCGGGCACTTCGTGGAGGACGTAGCCGCCCTCATCTTGCATCATCAATTCAAAAGCAGGTTCAAACTGTGCCATTAGTTACCTCGTTTAGTCAGCATGGTTGCTGCAATATCCATCATCGAAATAATGTGTTCCATGTTGTCTGGTTGTTGCGCCCATCCCGCTGTAATCTGCCCAATGAACCGACTTCGGTCAGGCGGCACGGATATACGGCAAGTGTAGTTAGCGCCCTGCGCTATGTACCAAATACCTAACTCACTCTGTGGACGTAGGTACTGACCGCAAGGAATATCCCCCGCCATTAACTTGACCACATCATTGTTGTTTGAATGGTTAGACGTAAACAAGCCAACATCTAAGCCTTCCATGTCTTTACTACGTCCATCCTTAGTGTAGAGCCTGAACAAAACCCGAGTACCTAGAATTGGGTTGACTTTAAAGATGGCTACAAACTTAGCATCGGTGTGCTTAAACAACACAGAAGCCGCATCATCAACCCGCTCTTCGTGGATGCTTGGCATCCTTTTCTGCTCTTGGTATGCAGAGATTAGGAACGATTGATTCTGCCAAAACATGTACCCAGCAAACGCAACAACCCCCATGACAAGGATTGCAAATAATTTAAATGGACTATCTACATAGCCCAGCACCTTGTCTAGCGTTGAATTGGGGTTTAATTTTTCTTCACTCATGAGTTAACCCCAAAGCCAAACAAGGGTAAATGTTCCCCAAATAATGAAGACGGTTAAAAAGGCCGCAACGATAAACGCTTCAGCCCAGTCTCTCATCATGCTAGTTCTAGTATCTTTACCTCGGCTGTAATGACTGCTGTCGATGTGTCTCGATCAATTGTCAGATAGCCTTGGCAAGTGATGTTGTAGTCTACCCCATTAGCGTCTTTTTCGCTCTTGATGGGGACTGTGATGTCTAGGTTCTTGAACAGAAACTCTTTACCATTTTCAAACACGCGCCAGACATGGTCAACTGATCCACGCCCAGCTTGACCGCGACTCTTGTTAAACCTAATTTGGTACTTGTTCATACGACCTCAGCGGCTGGTGTTGCACACGAGAACACTGGAGCGGCGGGGCGAAGACCTAAGTTAAAGTGGATGAACTTGATCGGTTTTTCAGATGCGTTACGCGAGAAGCTGTGTGGCAACCAAGCGTTGGTAAACATCAGCAGGCCGGGCTTTGGCGTGAAGTTAATCATGTTGCTTGCGGCAGTTGCTTGCGTCATGTCTGTCTCTGCCCATGAGATCAATGGCTTGCCTGCGCGGGGATCATGAAACACAACTTTGGAGCAATCTTCTGGTGCTTCAAGGAAGTAAAAACCCACGATCTGTGAGCCAGCGCCATGAACGTGTTGATCCATGGCTGAATGTTTAAAGTGTTCCTGACACCACATTTCAGAGAAGTAAGTGTCAAAGCCTTCTGTGTTGTAGCCCTGCTCTTTTAAAATGTTTGCCGCAGTACCACCAACGTAGTATTGGAAAGGAATAATTTCAGGCTTGTCGTACAGATTACCAGTCATGTGGACTGGGTATATCTCGTTGAGGGGTTTGTTTTTACGAACTTCTACAAGAGCTTCTTCTGCAATTTTGTTTACGGCTTCAAGGAACTCAGGCTTCTCAATGGTGTATACGACTGTTGGAAAGTATATGTTTGCATTGAGGATGTCTTGTTGGGGGGTTTCGTTTGCGGCGCACATATCTTGTCCTTTAATTTTAAGTTACCAAGAATATATTATGGCACCGCCTGAACCGCCTGCCCCACCTAATCCACTTGTTGATGAAGAATTTGGCCCGTTATATGCTCCACCACCGCCACCTCCACCGCCAAATGCTCCACCAGCACCGCCATTACCGCCGGGGTTACTTGATTGCGCCGCACCACCACCACCGCCGCCCGTTCCGCTAAGATTAAGGGATGTTGTACCCGCAGTACCATTGGTCTGAAACGCTCCGCCAGCACCACCACCACCAGTTGTATAGGTATTTGATCCACCAGCCGATCCAGCAGTGTTTGTACCGCAAATGGTTCCACCAGCACCGCCACCAGCGCCACCATACAAAGAACCACCGCCAGCAGTATTAGCACCTGCGTTAGATATTTTTCCACCACCACCACCGCCAAACTCAGCACTCCCCACACCGCCAGTATTATTTGACGCGCCACCACCTCTTATATTATTACGAAAAGTAGTACAACAAGTGCTAACTCTTGGATTTCCACCAATAGCAGTGCCGGTACCGGTACTATTATTTGCGCCGGCACTTGCAATACCCCCACCCGCACCACCGCTTGGACACGATGTAATGCCTCCGCTACCACCTCTACCACCCCCAAAAGAAGATAGAAAAGCGCCAAAGCTAGTATTTCCTCCTACAGCGCCATTAGCACCAGTACCACTAGTAGTTCTTCCTGCTCCACCTGTACCGCCAGCACCAACAGTTACAGTGACTCCACAAGGTAAACAAGCCGCAACAAAAGTTTGACTGTTTCTAGCACCACCACCGCCTCCTGAAGCACCTAATGCTTTATTAGCGCAAGTTGCAAAAGAGCCACCACCACCTCCACCGCCTCCGCCCCACAAACATACTTGAACAAAAGTAACGCCAACAGGTTTTCTCCAAGTTCCAGACGATGTGAACTTTTGAACATTACTTGTTGGCTCTGAAACTTTGTAGTTAAAAGATGTTTGTTGGTTTGACAGCATGGTGTTCTCCGACTTTATTCGGCAGGCGTATCAGTTGCAGAATCCGTTACAGGCTCAGTAGGTGGATTTGGGTCAGTAAATACTTCGTTCTCGTACTTCCACCCAATACTGCACAGAATGTCCTCAACCTTGACCATCGTCATGCTTTCTGGGGGTGACCATTGGGAAGCCTCGTCCCACAAAATAATGTTGTCAACAATTCCATTGGAATTAACAATTGCATATCGTTTCATTTTTACCTCTTACCAAGAATAAACTCTTACACCGCCAGCCGCACCAGCACCGCCAGCACCAGAACTATTGGCCGATGCTCCTTTAGCTCCTCCTCCGCCACCGCCACCGCCAAATATCCCGCCTGCGCCGCCAGCCCCGCCACTACGACCCGAAGTCGCTGTAGCGCCACCACCCCCACCACCAGAGCCACTTCCTGTTGATAGATTTGTTGTGCCAGCAGTACCTGCTGTATTACACGCTCCAGCTGTGCCAGCATTGCCACCTCCGCCATTTACATAACTATTTGACGCACCACCAGCACCACCAGCTCTAAGCTCGGTACCATTGTAATGACCCCCATAACCACCACCGCCAGCGCCAAAAACAGAAGAACCACCACCATTGCCAAGAGAACAACTATTGTTGATTGGTGTTTTTCCGCCAGCTCCACCACCCCACTCAGCGCTTCCGTTAAACGCTTGATATATTGTTAAAGGGCTACAAGGGCACCCAGAGCATGTATAAACATTCCCTGCGGTTCCACCGCCACCACCAGCTATGTTGTTTTGACGAGCGCCACTATAAGCACCAGTACAAAATACAACGCTTCCACCGTAGTAAGTAGCATTACTTGGCAATCCGCCAAGAGAAGCAGTACCTGTTGGGGTTTGACCAGTTCCACCAGAACCACCACCACCGCCACCAGCTCCTCTGTTATTAGAACTTGTCCCAACTATACCCCCACCTCCGCCACCATAAGCCGTTACATAGCTTCCAAAAGATGAAGTCCCACCAGCAGTGCCAGTAAGACCGCCAACAGAAGAAGAAACTGCCGCGCCACCTGCTCCGCCAGCACCAATAGTTACCTGTACTTGAGAGGGTAAGCACGCGGCTTGAAAATAATTACTAACCCTAGCGCCACCACCGCCTCCAGCACCTCCAGCCGCACTAGAAGTCCCCCTGCCACCAGAAGCGCCCCCGCCTCCACCGCCCCATACACATACGCGTACAAGTTTTATATTAGGTGGTTTAATCCATTGACCAGATGCAGTAAATGTTTGTACGTTGGCATCAGAACCCGTGACTTGGTAATTAAAAGATGTTTGTTGATTAGTGATTGTCATAGCTGATTACCAAGAATAAACACGAACCATACCGTTACCGCCATTGCCGCCAGAACCACCAAAAGCCCCGCCATATGAGTTACCTCCTCCACCACCTCCGCCAGCAGGTAATCCACCATTCCCACCTTTACCACCAATACTTGCACCACCAACAATAGAATTTCCGCCAAATCCACCAGAACCACTACCAGATACTTGCAAATATCCATCTGGCCCGTTTGCTCCAGCAGTAGCTACAGTTAAACATTGGTTGCCAATATAGGCAGATGTTCCGCCTCCAGTACCACGTTTAAAATTGCCAGTAGAAATTTGGCCACCACTACCGCCTCCGCCTCCGCCAAAAATTGACCCCCCACCACCTCGGTAGCAAGTTGATCCACATTGGCCGAATCTGCCGCCCGCACCTCCGCCCCATTCAGCACTACCCGAATTTCCCGCCAAAACAGTCGTGCCTTGTGCGCCACCGCCGCCACCGCCTATAGAATTTGGGGCAGTGCTAGTACCCCATCCTGTACTTGTTGGCCCTCCGCCATTTGCAAAAGTAGCGGAATTTGCAAATCCAGCACTAGCAGTACCGCCACCTCCACCACCACTTCTTGTGCTACCTCCAGCACCACCACTACCTCCGCCAAAAGCTACAAGGTAATAAGTCTTTGATGCACAAGTTCCAAAATATGAAGCACCGCCAGAACTACCAGCAACACCAATACCACTACCAGAACCCGCACCGCCGTTACCACCAGCGCCAACAGTTACAGCAACCTGTGTTGGTAGACAAGCCGCAGGGAAAGTCAAACTTGCCCTAGCACCACCACCACCACCAGAGCCGCTAATAGAACAAGCGGCTGGATCAACCTCACCTCCACCTCCACCACCACCTCCGCCCCATACGCATACGCGCACGATATTGGCTTCAGGTGGTTTTATCCATACGCCAGACGAAGTGAACGTCTGGACATCCACAGCCAATTCATTAACGACATAGTTAAAGGCCGTAAGCTGAAGTGACTGCGCCATCTTAGTAGTTCCCGCCAAATGCAGAGATAGCGATAGCGATGTTTGTACCGCCAGCCGCTACAGTTGTACCCGCATAAATACGGTAAGTAGCAGGAATGTTTAAACCATTTAAAGGCAGCGTCAAGGGATAAGTGGTCAACGCAGAGGTTCCCAAAGCGGTAACAGTAGTCGCAGGAATTGCAACCTCACCCAAGAAGATGTTGTTACCAGCCGTTGTGTTTGCTGAACCGTTGTTGATCCAGAAACGAACCACAGTGGCCGCCGATGTACCAGAAGCTGTAGCGCCGTTGGTTGAAGCCAAACGACACATTACTTGGTCAATACGAGAGCCATCAGCGCCCGCAGTGAAAACTAGCGCCATTGCTGTGCCAGCCGCCTGAGTACCGTCAAATGCGGATGTGTTGGTCATCGCCGTACTGACGATGGCGTTGAGTGCCCCTACGTTAACCGTCTGGGTAAATACGGGTGTTGCTGTAACTGCCATGATTAAAATCCTCCAAAATTGACTGCGAGATATAAATTTGCTCCGGTGGAGCTTCCGCCACCACCACCACCTGCTGCCCATGTGGGTGCTGCGCTAGGGCCGCCTGATGTTAGTACTTGGCCTGCTGTGCCGTAGTTAGCTCCAGCAATACCAAATTGACCGGATGGGCCAAAGCGAAAACGTTCTGAACTAGCAGAAGTCCAAATAAAACTTCGTGCTGTCGCCCCTGCGGTATCTGAGGAATCAAAAGTAACACCTGTGTTTTCTGTAACAGTCGTATTAAACTCAGTACCCGCACCAACAGTCGTCTGGCGAATTCGCATTGCAACAGCCGCATTAGTGCTGTCAATATCGAGCAAACCACCAGAAGCCAACACAAAGTCAGTTCCATCAAACGTCAGGTTAGCGCTATCAACTAAATTCCCCGCAGTCCCAGCGTAAGTAACTCGACCCGCAGTTAACGAGGAATCAGTAAAGTTATTTGCCACTAACGTAGTGCCGTCAAACGTCAAGTTAGCAGAGCCAGCCAATACACCGGCATTGTTGTACTGAACCTGTGTGGTAGAACCACCAGCCGCGCCAGAAGATGTACTTGTAAGCTTTACATAGTCAGTGCCGTTGTAGTACACAAAAGCACTCTCGCCTACAGCAACAGAAATACCAGTCTGGCCTGACGCTTTAAACGATACAGTACCGCCAGTGGCCGCATTGACCACAACGTATGTTTTGCTGTAACTGGGGGCTGTTACTACCTTAGTAGTTGTCAGCGTACCCGTGATTCGGACAATCGCAAACTGAGCTGTAACCGTGCCAGCACCCGTCAAACTAGATGTAATGTTAGAAGCCGCCGCATCACCAGTGGTATTGGCCATCGTTACCGCGCCATCACCAGTCAGAGTTAATGTAGCTGCAATAGCAATATTGGTGTACTGCGTAATACCATTGTTAACGGTATCGCCCCATGTGCCCGAAAGCTCACCTTGTACTGGTAGAGCAAGTCCTAGTTGCCCCGTTGCGCCTGTAGCCATTTAAATGCTCCTAGTTCGTGTTGATTAACGTCCACCCCGATGTTTGGGTGTTACTAACCTGTGTCCAGCCCGAAGACTGTACGTTGTTGATATTTTGCCAGTTTGCTGACTGCGTGTCATCAATAATTTCCCACAAAGGTCTTGCATTTACCAAATCCGTTGCCGTTGCCAATTCAACAATAGAAGCTACAAATGCCGCCGCCGCTGAATTTGCATCTGCTCCAACCGCAGCCTCTTCAACATCACTTATAAATGCCGCATTAGCATCAATAACATCTTCACCTAAAGCTGTCTCGTCAACCAAAGCCTCAATTATTAAATTACCTGATACCTCATCAGACCCAGTAGCAGATTCATTAACACTTGCCAAAAAGGTAAATGCCGATGAAACCGAATCTGACCCCGTCAAACTCTCAAGAATCTGGCTTGCAAAAATAGCTCTAGCACTAACCAAATCCGAACCCGTAGCGGCTTCACTAATCGCCGCCTCAAACCTTCTAACAGCGTCTATTAAGTCACTACCCGTACTCGACTCACTAACCGCCGCCCTAAATGTTGCTAACGCACTAACCGCATCAGAACCAGTACTTGATTCACTGACCGCCGCATTAAGCGTTGGTACTGCACTAACCGCATCCGCGCCCGTGGCCGTTTCACTGACTTCCGATCTAAGAGTTACAACTGAAGAGTCGGCATCCGCACCTGTCGCAGTTTCAGCAACATCCCGGCCATAGACTGATGCACCCCAAGCAGCCTGACCCCACGCGCCAGAACCCCAGCCGCCTTCAGCCATTTAAACCTCAAGCTGTTAAGCTAAATGTATAAGTCACAGACAAAACGTCACCCGATACTACCGAACGGTCACCGGGTGCAGAAAAGTCAGCCGCAGAAAATAATGTCCCAGTTGTTCCGCTTTTGGCACTTCCGCTTGTCAAAAACGCACCGCCTACAGTAGCTGTGCTGTTGATGTTAAACGTAGCAGGAGAGGCCGAATTTGTTACTACAGAAGGATTTCCCAGTGTTGCTGTAGCAAACGTAGCCGCCACACGGGTTGCATTGCTGTAGGGCGCAACTTCAGTCCAACCAGCGTGTGAAGCCATGGTATCGCCAGCCGCTGGCGTATTAGATGCACCGGGGCCGTACAGACCAAGATACCAAGTAGTGATCTGCGTAACTGATGTAAGCGCACTGCCAGCCATGTACTGCAAGCCTTCATTCACAACCAAGTTCTTTGAGTCAGCAGACCACTTCAAATTACCGTCTTTGTCATGGCATTCAACATGGTAAACACCCGTTGCCTGAGCTTCTTCAGTTGATTTAGTACCAGCAATAAGGCCGCTGAAAACATGGTCAGTTGCTTTGAGTTTTTCCGTGGTCATATTGACTCCTTAATTAGAACTGCGAATTAATGCCGCCGTTGCTGTATTGGCGGGCATTGTGATGGTGAAATTGGTGGATGTTTTGTCAGACCCAAAGTCCAACACAGCAATGGATTTGTTACCCTGAGTAACGTTGTAAATTAAAGCACAACGAGCCGTTACGGATGCGTTAAACACCACATCGGCAAAGTCTACATAAGCTGTATACCCAGAAGAATTGATTGTTACGCCAGTCAAAGTTACTCCGCCGGGGCTGTAACCTGTACCGCTAACTTCACCGTCTGTCGTGTAAACAGTGGTGGCTTCGTTTAAATTAGCGTTAGCCGTGTACAAAGCAATCTTTAACGTGTTTGTAGACAAGTTATGAACGCCCGTATACAGCTCTGTTTTAAAGCTAGTCGTCTGAGTTTGGAGAATGCTGCTCATGAAACCGTCGTCCGAATTTGACCATCACGATAAGCATCGGCACGTTGTTTGCCATCCGCCAAGTTTTTATACAAAGCAATAGCCTGTACATAACGCTGTTGGGCAAGTGCAACCATATCGGCCTCACCCTTCATGTAGGTGTAAGCCTCGCAGATAGTTCCGTATAACAGAACAGAATCAAAGTTATCACCCAACCATGTAGTCCCCGCCGTCACAATAGACTCAGGATAGTAGTTGTAGTGAAGCTCTGCGTTGTATGCAGCACTGGGTGTTGGGCCAACGATAAACGTCAACTCATTCACATTATCTGACCTAGGGCCAAAGATTGCGTAATGTTTAGGCTCAGATGCAAACGCAGACAAAGGGTAAGCCTCACGAATGAAGTTAACGTCTTTGTTTAGCAGATACAAATAGTCACCCTGAAACACTACAGAGCCAGATACAGCGCCGCTATTGGCCACTGTTAATGTGATCGTAGTACCTGCAATGCTTCTAACTTGTGCGTTAGTGCCAATCCCCGTGCCTGTAACCTGCTGACCCGCTGCAATACCTGTAGTACTAGCCACTACAATTGTTTTCTGCCCAGCTGTTCCTGTGGCCGTTGTGGTGTTGTACGGGTATACGGCAAGGCTATACACAGACAGAAAGTCTGTAGGGCACTCAAGGTACTTATTGCCGGTAGTCAATACGCCTGTCACGTTCTTTCGCAAATTAGCGGGCTGCGCGGTGTTATAGATGCGCTGCTCCGCCTGACGAATGAACACGTTCATATTGTCAGTTGGGAAAGAGTTCTCGCAGTAATCGCTTACCTGCGTGACAAGGTCGGCGTAATTCATGCCATTGGGCCTCTGCTCATAAAGCCTTTGGTAGCTGCACCTGCGCCACGCATTTTGATACCAGACGTTTTAGTTGCTGGCTGCGCACGACGAGAAATGTTTCCAACAGACATATTGACTGTATTGGCATCGCTGTGGTCAGGGCCAGAGCCGGGGTTCTCAGAAGCTTTAACAACTTTACCAGTCATTGTGTGTGGCGTGGCATAGACCGCGGCATCGCCAACTTCTTTACCCATTATTTTTTTGCTAAATTTAGCCATGATTAACCTCGTTTCTGATTGGCAATTTTTGCCAAGTTACGGCCCATAGCCTTCATATCGGCATTGGTTTTACCCTTACCTTTGCCTTTTCCACCGTGCATCATGCCAGCGATAGGGCCGCTATCACCTAAATTTTTGCCCTCGGTCTTGCCTTTTTTAGCAATGCCGTCGGCTGATTTTGTATACGCCATTTTAAGCTCCTTAAGATATGCTTACTGTACCAACAAATGTCGTTGCCACCAAGTAGTTTGGCGTCAATCCTGCATCATTTAAACTGCCCCCGCCAACCGGTTGCCAGCCCCACTGAATGTCTCGTGAACCACCAGACAGATTGCCATTAGCATTTACACCAGAAGTTACATACGTTGTATCTCTACGTGGGTTACGTAGGGCTTGTGGATCATCTACTGGAAACGTACCTAACATCAACTGTGGCTGATCGGGATCCCAACACTCAGGGCAAACCAACAACTCATACTTACGCTGCTTAATAATTTCAGTCTTAAGCTGTTTTAACCTAAATTGCTGGCCGCAGCGATCACATTCAGCAATCGCTATCTTGCCGGATGCGTACCGATTACCCATTAGTAACCCCCGCCACTTCCGATAAACATTGGCCTAGGAACAAGGCGAAGCGGAGCTTTCTCACGGTCTTCACCAGCGGCAATTTCAAAAGTCTCGTCGTAAATCTGTTTAAGCATCTGGATGCGGGGCATCAATTCAGGTACTTTGATTGCAATGTGATACGCCAAACCAGCTACAAGGCACGGCAAAAAGCGGAAGTTCATGTCGGCAGTCTCAACACCAGCGCCAGCATCTTGTACTCGGCGCAGTCTCCAGTACACAAATTGATACGGCGTGCTGTTATCAGGTGTGGGCCACACAGTCACAGCTGGAAGCTGGGGTACAAAAATAGCTGAGCCATCAGTATGGGACGCGGCAGTTGTGTTGTTCTGACCACGGTACACACCACCTAGGGTATTCCCTGATACGTATGTGTAGTAAATATCTTCTGAATCAATACGCATAAATCCTGAGCCAGCTAAACCCACTATGGTGTTAAGCGTTATTGTGGTGTCCGTTGACGTAATCGCACCCACCAAGACTGAATTGGTTGGGTTAGTTTCGCCAGAAAGCCTTTGAATCCAGACTTGAATTGGGCGAGCTTGGCTAAGCTTGTTTGGAATAGTTGCATAAGTAGAGACGCTAATGCGTGAAATGGTTAAGTCGGCTTGCGTAGAAGCAGTGTTAGATCCAGTACGGATTACATGTTCTAGAAGGTCAATGGTGTCGGTCGGCAGTGCATACGTGGCTAAACCCGGAGTCAGGTTGATAATCCCCTGCTCCATCGTCCACATGTTAATGCCCTTGTTTTGCCACTCAACAGTCATTAGGTTCATTGAGCGACGTGCTGTACGTAAGTCATAACCAGAACGCATCTCACGGCCCGCACGCTCCCAAGCTTCCTCGGCAATCTCCGTGAAGTCCATGTTGAACAGTGTGGTTCCGGTAGTAGTCATCTAAATCCTGCCGTTTTCTTTGCAATAGTTTTAGGTTGGGCTACAAATTGTTTGCCAGATGCTTTACCAGCACGTTTGGCTTTAGTTGTAGCCGCATACTCTTGTGGAGACAAAGACTTAATAGCCGCTTCAGGCAAATACCGCTCTCCCGTCTTACTTGACGGTTTACCAGACTTAGTGCGCCATTTCTGGTCACCCCAATCTTTAAGCGATTTCTGAGGAGCTTTCAATCTTTATACCCTCCGCCAGCTTCCTTGTATTTTTTAGCTACAAGTTGCGCTTTGCGTGCAGACCATTGTCCTGCGCCTGTGCCGTGGGTGTTTGCAGCTTTTACTTGAGACACAATCCGCTTGCGCAAACCGGGTTTCGTGTAGTTACCAGCAGCGTTAACTTTACCACCCTCGGCATACTGAGTAAAGTCAGTGTCATCCCGGCGTACTTTTTTCTTTGCACCGGGCATTTTGCTTGGGGATATAGCCCCCATTCCACGGCTTGGCATCATTTTGGATTACCTTTGGCTTTTTTGGCTAGAAACAATTTATCAACCATTTCTATCCGTTGAGGTTTAGTTGTAACCTTATTAATAATACCCAACCGCTTGGGTTTACTCGCGCCGTAAAACCCAGCCTTTTTTAAAGACTTAACTACTTTAGCGGCTGGTTTTACGGTTGCCATATCAGCACATCTTTCCGCGTGTCTTACCACGCTGGGCAATACCGTCTGCACGAGTAACGCCACCACTGGCTAGCTTTTTAGGTTTACTCACAGATGCGCCGTCCTTGTCTTGCGGAACTGGCATACCTTCGCGGAACACTGTGTCTTTTGGAGGCGCAGTCTTCTTAGGCGCGGGTTTAGCCGCGGGTTTAGCCGCAGGTTTTTTATCCGCTGGCACGCCTTCGGGGTCTGTTGGGGGTTTACCCATTTCAGCGGTATAGATACCACCTTCAGCGTATTTTTTCATGACTTAGCACTTTCCGCCGCGCTTCATGGCAATCATTGTGCCCTTAGTTTTGCCTTTAGTAGCAATACCATCACGGCTAGAAGAAGTTTTAACCGAACCCATTTTGGATGCAGCCATACCGCCAGCCTTCAGACCTTTGTGGGCCTTAGAAGCGGGCATACCAGCATGTTTAGCCAAAGCTGCTGGCATTTTGCCTTTAGCCATGCCACCTTTAGCCATCTTGCCTTTGCCGTCAGCAGCAAAGTCAGGAACCATTTTGTCGCCCTTTTTGACCATGGTCATGCCACCGTCGGCGTATCCGCCCATATTCATCTTTTTCATATCACCACCTTTAGAAAATTTACGACCTTTGTCGGCCTGATTAAACTCTTTACCCACAGACTGTGGGACGCCTGCTTTCTTAGCAAACGCTGGATTGTTAGCCACCGCTGCCATGAAATTATGTTGCTTCTTACTCACTGACGGCATCTTTTTTCCTGCGAATAAGTTCAGCAAAGGGTTTACCCGCAATCATTTCAGCGATTCGCATCACTGTCCAGACTGCACCAATAAGACCAAATACCGGGGTAAACATTTCCAAGAATGATCCTATGGTTGCAAACACCGAAACAATATCCAGCGTGCTTTTAACTGTGTCTGAATTTGTAGTCATATCAGCAGTTCCATGCTCTAAGAGCTTTGTTGATGCGTGAATCTGGATCGTTGGCTGTCTTGGCAGAGGTTAACTTCTTTTTCATGCCACTCATCCTTGCACAAAAGGAGTCGCGCCGTGAGCCGCCTTCCGGCTGGGGAGGTTTCAAGTTCATACCTTGCGCTTTCGCGGAGGCCCGACCCTTGGCGTTCAAGCCGCCCTTCTTGGATTTGCCCTCTTTGCGTTGCCATGCTGGAGATTTAGCCATAAAACACCGTTGCTGTTACAGAACCGCCAACACCCACAAACATACCATTTTTGCAGTATATGCCTTCACCGGGAATTAACACCGGCAAACCAATAACGTTGTATGTGTTAAGCTCTAACAGGATACTACTATAAAACGTCACGTCTCCGCTAGTTGCAGTGTTTGCCGCAGTTGTTACCGTAAAGACGTTAGCGTTGGTCTTAGTGATTGCATAGACACCGTCCACTGCCGTACCGGTAGTAAAGTCCATAAATACTCTATCACCTGTCTCTAACCCGTGCGCTGTAATAGTGACGGTAACTGTAGTGCTTGCCGCAAGTCTTGCGTACGTGCCTGTCTTAAAAACTGTGGGGTCAGCAACAGCCGAACTGCGCAAAGACGCCGTAGCGGGGGACACCGTAATAGATTTAAGCCGCACGGCACTGGAAGTCACCGTCTTAGACGTTGTTACATGGTAGGACTTAACGTCATATTGCATTGTCATGATGCAGTCCTATCCGTAAAATATGGTCGTCGTTACCGTACCAGACGGAAGGAACACATAAATGCCTACAGAGGCTAATATGCCTTCACCGGGGACTAAATTATAAAACGCTGTCCCAGTAGCGCAATCAACTTCCGCCAACACGTCTTGGTACATTGTTACATTACCATTAGTAGTTAGCACGGCTGTAGTCACAGTAAACGTGCTGGGAGTGGGGACAGTCACAACGGTATAAGTGTCCGGAACCGCTGTTCCAGTTGT